CTACATTAAACCATAAAATAGTATCAATAGAACAGATCGGTGAAGTTGATGTATATGATGTTACTGTCGAAAAATACGAAAATTTTGCAACAGATAGTTGTTTCGTTTCAAATACAATGGACATGGATCCAATTATTGCATCTGCCTTAGATATTTACGCAGATGAATGTGTTACTAAGAATGAATTAGGCAAAATTTTGACGGTTCACACCAACGACATCAATATAAAACAAATATTAGAGAATTTGTTTTATGATATTCTAAATATCGAATTTAACATGTGGAGTTGGACTAGAAATCTTGTAAAATATGGTGATTTCTATTTAAAAATGTATATTAGTCCAGAATATGGAGTATACATGATTGAGCCAATTAGTTCTTATAATGTTACCCGCGTAGAAAATAGTGATTTAAATAATAAAAATTATACTAAGTTTCAAATTAATTTGCCTGAGGGTGGCAAAGTTGAAGAATTAGAAAATTATCAAGTTGCTCATTTCCGTTTATTGAGCGATGGTAACTTTTTGCCATATGGTAAAAGTATGATTGAAGGTGGCAGAAGAGTATGGAAACAATTGAGTTTGATGGAAGATGCAATGTTAATTCATCGTGTAATGCGTGCTCCAGAAAAAAGAATTTTTAAAGTCGATGTAGGCAATATTCCACCACAAGAGGTCGATCAATATATGGAAAAATTAATGAACAAGACCAAGAAAATTCCATATCTTGACCCAAATACAGGTGATTATAATTTACGTTTTAATCTTCAAAATATGGTTGAAGATATCTATTTGCCAGTTCGTGGAGGTGATAGTGGAACTAGTATTGAACCTTTGAATGGAATGGAATTTACTGGGATAGATGATATCAACTATCTTAAAAATAAGATGTTGGCCGCATTAAAGATTCCGAAAGCGTTTTTGGGTTATGAAGAAGATTTAAGTGGTAAAGCCACACTTGCAAGTGAGGATGTTCGATTTGCGAAAACCATCAATCGTATTCAAAAAATATTAATAAGTGAACTCAAAAAGATAGCAATTGTGCATTTATATTCTCAAGGATATACAGATGAACAATTGATAAATTTTGATTTGGAATTGACAAATCCATCTGTAATATTAGAAACAGAAAAGGTAAAGATTTGGTCAGACAAAGTTACTTTGGCTAAAGATATGGTTGAACAAAAAATGTTCAGTCGTAAATGGATTTATAATAATGTATTTAAATTATCAGACGAAGATGTTGATATTCAAAAGAATGATATCGTCGAAGATGCAAAAGATAATTATAGATTTAAGCAAATAGAAGAACAAGGCGTTGACCCCGCAAAACCTTTTAACAAAATAAAACCAGCCGAACCTTCACCTACCGGCGGTGAACCGTCTCAATCGACTCCTACAGAACCATCTTCCGCTCCGCCTGAAGGAGGGTTACCTACAGAACCTGCAGGTGGTGGTGCAGAAGAACCGCCAAAATTAACTGAAAAATCTACAAGACCATCACAAGCAGGTGACCATAAATACAGAAAAGATTCAAGATTTGGTTATGATCCTTTGGGAAGCAGAGAAAATACCAAACGATCACAGACTGACTCTATACGAAGTCAGTCCAAAACTAAATCTCCATTGAGTATGGAAAACCTTGAAGGACTGGAACGGTTTTTACAATCACATCATGATGTAAAACGAGATTTATTAAAAGAAACAAATTCTAAATCTCTTCTTGATGAGAGCAATATAATAGAGGAATAAATATTACAATTAAATGTATTTTATCTATATTTTATTATATTTATAAACTGAGGGATTATTTTTTAATATATGCGCAAAGCTAAACATTCCAAGTTTAAAAATACGGGAATATTATTTGAATTACTTACTCGTCAAGTAACGGCAGACATTTTGGCGGGAAAAGATGAATCTGCGGCTAAAGATTTACTATTTAAATATTTTGCCGAACACAAAGAATTAGGGAAAGAATGGCAATTATATAACTTCTTATTGAACGAGAAAGCAAAAGACGAATTGCAATCTCAAAAGTATATAAATGTAATTTTGAAGCAAAGAAAAAAATTGGATTCAAAAAAATTAACGGAACAAAAATATAGTCTCATTAAAGAAATCAAACAAAATTATCCAATTGATGATTTATTAAAGTCGAGTATAAAAAATTATAAAATTCACGCATCAATCTATAAAGTATTTGAAAACCATATAAGCAATTCAATTAAGTTTGATGTAAAAGAAATTATTCAATCAACAAATACAATTACCGAAAACTTGTACGGTAAAAAATCCGCAGTTAACGAATCTGAAGACGAGTTGATCAATTTCTATAGACAACAAAATGAAGAAGTTCGTTTGCTTAGTTATAAGCTACTCGTTGAGTCATTGAATGAAAAGTATAAAGATTTAGATAACAATCAAAAGAGATTGTTAAAAGAATATATTAATAATATTAGTAATACAAATTCGTTAAACGAATTTGTTCAAAAAGAAATTGGAAATATTAAAGAAACATTGTCCAATCTTTTGAATTCTATTTCCGATAATGTTATCAAAATTAAAATCAATGAAGTAGTAAAACAAATTGATACTATTAACTGTGAAAAGTCCGTTAAAGATAACCAAATTATAGTATTATTGCTTTCCTACGAACTTATAAAAGAACTTCAAAATAAAATTCAATAATATGACTGAAAAAAAGAAACTTCTTATTGGCAGACTTAAGCAAAAGCTTAAGGAGATTATTAGAAAAGAAATGGAAGAGGGCTCTGGCACAGCAGGAGTTGCTGGGGTTCAGTCTCCATATGCATTTGCAAAATCAGGCAAAGGTAATGAACGTGCAGCTACCGCGTCAACCGATTATGAGCTTGTAAAGAAAAAAAAGAAAGACGATGCTAAGAAAACAACTGTTAAACCAAAAGTTGTTCCTGTCGGCAGTGAAAAAACGCCAGATGTGGTAAAAGATCCTAAAAAACCAGGAATTACAAAAGCTGATGCTGCTGTTTTAGCAAGAAGACAAAATGTCGCGTCTTCATTAGGTCATAAAGATGATGCAACTCATTATGCAAGACTTTTAGCACTTGCAAATAAAGAACTTAAAAAGTAATATGCCTATCTTTTTAAAAAATCTTTTAGAGGCAGATCAACCTACACCAACCGATACGGTTGGTAAGGTTCCCGCAACATCTGCGACTCCAGCTGCTCCTCAACCCCCACAAGAATCTCCAAAACAAGATCAAAAACCAAAGTCATCAGGACAAGGTAATACCTATGATCTTGGATTTGACTTGGGAGATTTCCAAAAAAAATTATCTCAAGCAACCGAGGCGGTTAAGAATGAATTTAAAGAAAAAGTTTTAAGTCATATCGCAAATCAAAAAATTCAATTTAGAGCTTCTAAGGGATACGGTCAACCTGAGAAGGAATATACCGTCAACGTAGACGACGTTAGTATTGATTTTTATTATGAAAATTATGTAGTTGTTATCAAAGGTCGTGAACCTAATAAACAAAAACAAAGTGAATATTTTATTAAATATCCATATGTTATTAAGAAGTTGGGCGCAGCAACTGTTCCTTCAAAGAAAAAAGATACATCTGCACCTGCGGCTCCGGTTCCAACACCTACACAAAATGTAGCAACTAAGGGAATTTAATATGAATGAAAAAAAATTAATTGTAGATTGCATGTCATTTGAAATTAGCCGAAAAGCAATAAGCGAGGCTATGAAGACAAGTGGTCCTTTTTTAGTAAAAGGTGTTCTTCAACGTGCAAATGCAAAAAATCAAAATGGACGAATCTATCCCAGAGAAATCTTGGAAAGAGAATCAAAAAAATACGAACAAAATTTTATTAAAGAACGTCGTGCTCTTGGAGAATTAGACCATCCTGAAAGTAGTGTGGTGAATTTAAAAAATGTAAGTCATAATATTGTTAAAATGTCATGGGATGGCGATAACTTGGTCGGTGAAGTTGAAGTTTTACCTACACCAAGCGGAAATATCTTGAAAGAACTTTTTGCATCAGGCATTAGACTTGGCATCAGTTCAAGAGGTATGGGAAGCGTCCGTAAAAACGTTCACGAAGCAGCAGATGAAGTTCAAGATGATTTTGAATTAATTGCATTTGATTTCGTAAGCAACCCTTCAACTAGAGGTGCATTTATGTGTCCAGATGAACAGGTAAGTCTTCAAGAAGGCGTTGTTAAAAATCCAGAAACCAATAAATGGGAAAAGGTAGAAAATATCATCCGTGATATTTTAGGAGAAATTAAATAATTTAACTTATAAGATTTATATTTATAATATATGATAAAGCTAAAGAATCTCGTCGAATCCACATCGCTTCCAACATCAGATGACGCTCCTCGTAAGTTATCTACTGATGAAAAGAAAGCACTTGCCGAATTGGTCCACAATTACAATGAATATGGAAAATCTCTTCATGAATATGGAAAGATTATGGAAGTTGCTGACACGTTGAAGAAAATATCAGAATATGCGGAAACTTATGTAGTCAACGAATGCAGTGATTGGACCCAAGCAAATGTAGCAAAACGTCACTTTGCAGAAATCAAAAAGCATGCAGAGACGTTTAAAAAATTAGCTAAAGAAGCACATGAAAAAAATATTCACATGACATCTTTATATGAAGATATGGGTGGAATTTTAGAAAAATATTTTGAAATAAAAGACGAGGATAAACAATAATTTCAGTTAAACGCAATAAAAAACCCACCAAGAAATTGGTGGGTTATTTTTTTATATTTCTAAAGATCCTCTGTCATCTATAAATTCCATCATACGAATAAAAGTTTTAAACACATGTCTTTTATCATTCACAATTAACCAATAACCACTCTTATTTTTATATACAGTAACTTTTAATGGTTGTTTATTTACATCTGTATCATTATTTTTTTTATCAGTGAAGGACATTCTGGTTTCTCCTTCTGGTTCAAACCCCATACCTGCTAACCAATCTATTTCTTTCCAATCCCAACCATTTGGATTGTCAATATCGTTAATATTATATTCAAAATTATCGTCAGATTCAGAGTTTTCTTTTTTAATAAACGATGTTAAGTGTGTCATAGATTTATTTTTTTAATTGCAGAATTTATTAATTCCCATAACGATTTTTCTAATTCTATTGTATTTGGTTTGCCGTCCTCATTCGTTAAATTTACAGGATTAGAAAGTTTATAATAAACTGTTGTTGGATTTTTTAGATCATCTTCATTTGCATACGTTATATGCCATATTCCATATTTTATAGATTTTCCACTTGTATCTGATGTATTTTTTAATTTTTTTACTATGAAATAAAAATTATTTGTGGATATTTCTTTTTGAAAACTCAACTCTTGTCCTCTACCTACCGGATTTTCTAAATCAGGTTTAATGGGGGTAATTACTTCTTTTACCTTTTCTATTTCTCCCGGCGTAAATTCCAAACCTTTGTTCAATATCAATTGGCTTTCAAATGAAACATTATCTTTTTTGTTATCAACTAATTCACTTAAAACTGTTTCTTTTAATATTAATTTACGGAGAGTTTCTTTGAGTTGTTCTTTGATTTTCTTCTTACGTTTGCGTTTATGCGCAATTGCCAAAGCAGCCAAATATTTTTTAAGACTGTCTTCGTTACCATCGGTGCATCCAACCTTTTCATTGTTGGACTTTTTGTAGACACAATATTTATCATCTACTTTTTTGTAATAATATGGCATAATATTATAAATATCTAATTATTTTGCCATTTTCATTTTTTTATTCATATTTATATTTAATATTACGGCTTTTCTTTGCCGCTCTAATTAAATAAATCCGTATTGAAGTTTGTCCTCAATAACTTCAGAAAAAATCAAATAACATTATGTCAACCTTATTAAAAGAAGCTATTGCTGATGCGAAGGCCGTACGTGCCACTGCCCTCGCAAATGCAAAAGCCGCATTGGAAGAAGCCTTCAATACAAAGGCAGAAGCAATGTTGGCCGAAAAATTAAAACAAGAAATTGCAGCTGATGACGCTGTAAGTTCTTCAGATATTGGTTCAGTTGGTGGTGGTGCATCACATGCCCCTGATAAAGGTGCAGTAACTCACCAATATCCTCAAGGTAGCCAAAAAACTGTTGCCTTCGAAGAAGGTGAAGAAGTTGCCGACGAAACAGCGGAAGAAGAAACAGTAACCAATGAAGAAATCGATGAGATTTTAAAGGAATTAGAACAAGAGTTGGGAGAAGACGAAGAAGTTGCTCCAGTTGCACCAGTAGCCGCTGCTCCAAAATCACCAGCTGCTCCAGTTGCTCCAAAATCACCAGCTGCTCCAGTTGCTCCAAAATCACCAGCTGCTCCAGTTGCTCCAAAATCACCAGCTGCTCCAGTTGCCGCAGCTCCAGAAGCTCAAGCAGAACCAACCTCTGAAGAACAAGTTGATGAAGAAATCGACTTGAATGAACTTCTCGATTCTCTTGAAAAATCAATAGATGAAGATGAAGGGGAAGATGAAGGGGAAGATGAAGGGGAAGATGAAGGGGAAGATGAAGGGGAAGAAGATGGCAAGAAAGATGAAGATTATGAGTCCGTAAAGACTGAATTAGCTGAAGCTTATAAGGTCGTTGAATATCTTCGTTATCAAATTAATGAAATCAATTTATTGAACAGCAAGTTGCTTTATACCAACAAATTGTTCAATTCATTCAACTTGACTAAGGAACAAAAAACCAAGGTCGTTGAAACATTCGACTTGGCAAAGTCCATCCGTGAAGTCAAGTTGAGTTATGCAATTTTGTCCGAATCATATAGTTCAGGTGGATCAGTTGTCAAAAAGACTAATACAACTGCAAAAACTATCACCGAAGGTTTGGCAAGTAAACCAGTTGCTTCAACCGCTCCTGCAAAGGAAGTTATTGTTGAAAACAGCAACGTGATGGCTTCAAGATTCCAAAAACTCGCCGGAATCAAGAAGTAAATTAACTATGGTGGGTAATAGTAAACAAAACAACTAATAAACAGAAATATATGAGTGATATTAAAGGTCTATTGACAAACAACATGAATCCACAGGCCAAATTGATGGCCGAAACCCGTGGATTGCAAAAAAAGTGGGACAAGACAGGCTTGCTCGAAGGTCTTAACGGCGTAGAAAAAGCCAATATGTCCATTCTTTTGGAAAACCAAGCAAAGCAACTTCTTGATGAAGCTACCGCAACTGGTACTTCAACAAACAGTGAACAATGGGCTGGCGTAGCTCTTCCATTGGTTCGCCGTGTATTCGCTGAACTCAGTGCAAAGGAATTCGTTAGTGTTCAACCAATGAATCTCCCAAGCGGTCTTATCTTCTATCTTGATTTCAAGTATGGCACCAATGTTCCAAATTCTCAAAACAATGACTATAGTGGTTCATTGTTCGGCGGAACTTTGAATAATCCCAAACTTGGATCTACCGATGATGCCGTTAACGGTTTATACGGAACAGGTCGTTATGGTTATACCGAAAAACAAGCATCTATTGTATTAGTCGCCGTTACTGGTTCAGTAACAGGTAATGATCTCCAATGGGATTCAAATTATACTTCAAGCACAAGAGCATTCACTGGTCAAACCATTACGCTCGATATCAATACAAATCCATTGTCTGCAAGTATTGATTTGAATGCTGTTCGTGCATTCGTAATCAGTGGTTCAGGTGTATCTGTCACAGGTTCATTGAACGAATTCACCAAGGTAATTAACACCGGAACATATTCTGCACCTAACTACAAGCTCGTATTTGTTCACTCCGGTTCAAATACCGCTGTTGCCGCAAGTGCAGAAATCAAATTGTTTTATGACAAGCAACCAACGGATTCAACCCGTGGTGACTTCGAAGATACATTTACTACCGCTGGCGCAGGATCCTCTGGTTTGTCAGCTGATATCGGTATTCCAGAAGTTAACTTGGAACTTAAGAGCGAACCTATCGTTGCTAAGACCCGTAAGTTAAAGGCAGTCTGGACCCCAGAATTGGCTCAAGACTTGAATGCTTACCACAGTATTGATGCTGAAGCCGAATTGACCGCTCTCTTGAGCGAATACGTATCAATGGAAATCGATCTCGAAATCCTTGACATGTTGATCAATGCTGCTCCAGGCGCAACAACTGAAGCTTGGTCTGCTGCTATCGGAACTGAATTCGTTGGTAAGACTGTAAACAGTAATGGTTCAGTCACCTTCAATCGCACAACCGATGCCACAAACCGCACTGCTTACGTAAAGAGCACCTGGTTCCAAACCCTCGGTAACAAGATTCAACGTGTGTCTAACAAGATTCACCAATTGACTCTCCGTGGTGGTGCAAACTTCTTGGTTTGCTCACCAGACGTAGCAACCATCTTGGAATCAATCCCAGGATATGTTGTTAACACTGACGGTGATAGTGCCAAGTTTGCAATGGGTGTAAGTCGTGTTGGTAGCTTCGCAAGTCGCTTCCAAGTCTACAAGAACCCATACATGACTGAAAACGTCATCTTGGTTGGTTTCCGTGGAAACAACTTCCTCGAAACCGGTGCTGTGTATGCTCCATACATCCCACTCGTTCAAACTCCAATGGTATACGATCCAGTCAACTTTACTCCACGTCGTGGTGTATTGACTCGCTATGCTAAGAAAGTTGTCCGCCCAGAATTCTACGGCAAGATATTTGTTGCCGATTTGGATCAAGTATAATAGTTGATTTAAATAATTAATCAGAACTCCCAGTAGAAATACTGGGAGTTTTTTTATACTTATATTAAAATTCAAGATATTTATGGTAAGGTATGAAAATAGGTATTTATAAAATTACAAATTTAAAAAACGGAAAATTTTACATCGGTTCGTCTAAGGATACGGATAGAAGATGGTGGGAACATATAAATGAATTAAATAAAAACACACATGTAAATAAAAAATTACAAAATGCTTGGAATTTTTATGGAAAAGATAATTTTAAATTTGAAATTATTGAAGAGTTAAATGATGATAAAATATTATTAGAAAGAGAACAATACTATTTAGATACATTTCAACCTTATAGAAATAATATTGGATATAATATTGCGTTAAATTCATCAGGCGGAGATAATTTTACGCATAATCCAAATAAAGAAAATATAAGACAACAATTATCAGAGATATATTCGGGTGAAAATAACCCTATGTTTGGAAAAAAACATAATAGTGATAGTATTTTAATTCAAAAACAAAAAGCATCAGGCAGATTTACTTTAGATTGGTTTATTGAAAAATATGGAATTGAAATAGGAACGAAAAAATATGAAGAAAGAAGAAACAAGTTGTCTTCAAGAAAAATAAATTACAGTTACAACAATAATAAAATCGGTAAAAAATTAGGTCCGATGTCAGATAATAGAAAAACAAATATTTCTATTTCGAAGAGTAATATTAAGAAAATAAAAGAAAAATTATATGCGGACATACTGTCCAATCAATATACAATCAAAGAACTTTCAGTTAAATATAATTTAAGTGGAACAACCATAAAATATCATAAACGAAAGATAAAATTATAATATATTTATATGTTATATGAAGCTCAAAGAAATTCTGAATGAAATAGAAAATCCCCCTGCACCAATGAAGTTGGTTACGGATACAGTAATTACTTCTAATTTGAGATATCATCTAGATCACAATCTTACTTTAGAAAACAATGTATTTAGAACTTATAGTAATGCTTACTTTGAATTGATAGAAGAAGTTCGTAAGTTATATGAACAAGATTTGATAGAATTAAATGACGATGATGTAGATTTAGTTGAAAGTGATCTTGGCAAAACTGCTATTTTTGAAGGACGGGAAGTTTATTTGGATGCGCCGATTGAAGACGAAGATGATGAAGAGTTAATTAACGAAATAAAACATAGGGGACGCAATGTTAAATTAAATAGACCATTTAGAACTCCAGGCGGACCAAAGAAATTTGCTGTTTATGTAAAAACAAAAGGTGGCAGAATTAAAAAGGTTTCATTTGGTGATCCTAAAATGAGAATACGAGCAAGTAGTGCTGCACGTAGAAAAAGCTTCAGAGCTAGACATAAATGTAGTCAAAAGAAAGATAGAATTACAGCCGGATATTGGAGTTGTCGTAGTCACCGTATTCGGAGTTTGGGAACAAAAAGCAAAGGTAAATATTGGTAAATAAAATGAATACGCCAGAATATTACGGTTATAAGTTAGGTGAAAATATTGCACCCTATATTAATAAATGTATAGATCTTACAGGCGAATGTTACATAAGTGAAGGTACTCATATTATCGGAAGAAATGATA